CTTCAGCAGATACTTCTGCTTACGCAACTGGCTATGACGGAATCCTTCCAACAGTATTGGGTTCTAACTCAGGTTACAACAACTCAATCAACAGCACATTCAGCACATCAAATCCTGGAGTTGAATACCAAACAGTATTCTCTCGCTTGTACGATGCTGTGAAGGCTGACCCAGATGAGATTTTCCTTAACGGCGCAGACCGCAAGCAACTCTCAGACGCAATCAAGAACGGCTCAACTGCGAACTATCGTTTGAATCTAACTCAAACAGAAACTGGCGACTATGTCGGCGGTGCTGTAATTGGTGGACTACACAACGAAATCACAGGCAAGTTAGTTCCTATGACTGTTCACCCTTGGTTGCCACAAGGCGTAAGCCCTGTGCTTTCATACACACTTCCAATCCCAGACACAGAGGTTTCAGACGTATGGTCAAACTTCATGGTTCAGGATTACATGGGTATTCAATGGCCTGTTAATCAGTTCGCCTACGAATTCTCAACATACTTCCGTGGAACATTCTTCTGTACCGCTCCAGCATGGAACGGCGCAGTATCAGGAATCGTAAACGCATAGTATGTGCTTGGAATGCGGTTGTGGCGAAGTTAGTAGCACTCACGGACGTGATGATGTTTCAACTGCCGTCATAGTTTCACCTAACGAAACGCCTAAGTAAACGAAGGGGAGTGCGTCATATCAAAAGGGCGCACTCCCTAATTCGTTTCACATGAGAGTAAAGGAAGCAAAGTGTCAAGGTTAATAGCATCAGATGGCGGTGTTAGAGGCGTGGATATTACGACAGAGCGCGGAGTGTATAAATACAATCCAGACCGCAAAGGCGTAATCAACGTAGAGAATCCTAATCACGCAAGGCAACTAAAGGCGGAAGGCTTCTTTGAGGCAAGTTTAATGGGTCCTGCTACAAATGGTGCGGCTCTAGGCTTCACCTGTGTTGAGTGTGGATTCGGTTCATGGTTTAGAAAGTGTTCGCGTTGCGGTCACGAGAACGGAACGCCAGAGAGAGATGGTGAATAATGGCTGTAGGTATATCAACTCAGCAACCATTACATGAGAATCCGTATATCACAATAGCGGAATACAAGAACGCACCTACATCTATTGACTATGACAATTTAGTAGTAGGCGGTAACGCTAACGCCCAAGACGCTGAGTTAAAGAATGTTATTCTCCGCGCTTCATCATTCTTAGATGAATACTTAAATCAAAATCTTAACGCTACAACTCAAACAGAGAATCAGCGTATTCGTTTTACACCGCAGGGGTATATATCACTTCACCCTAATAACAGCCCTGTCATTTCATTATCCAATTTTGAGTACGGCTCAGACCCTACTAATTTAGTAACACTTCCTGATTGTTCTGTTGCGTGGTTTGAGAATCAACAAATCGTTATTCCAGTTTCACAATTATCAACTACATGGACAAGTCAAGGACCTCTAAGTTTCGGTGGTGCTTACAGCAACTCACAGCAAATCTTTGCTAGTTATACATACACATCTGGTTACGTCAATAATCCAATAGCAACAGCAACAGCAGGTCAAAGCACTCTAACTGTTCAAGACGCAACAGGTATCGTGGCTGGCATGAAACTCCGTATTTACGATGGCGCAAGTAGTGAAACAGTTACAGTTAATAGTACCTACACCTACGCCTCTACGACTGTTCCCTTGACCGCTGCGCTGTCTTATGCCCACTCCGCAGGAGTACCGCTAGGAAACCTACCTAACGCAATTAAAGAAGCCTGTATCCTTGTCACAACGGCTTTTCTTAAAATGCGTGGTGATACTTCAATGACAATGAACGTAACTACTCAGGCTGGTGCTAACGTAACTGGTGCTGAGCGATATGGTTCAGAGATTGCTACCGCTTTACAAATGGTTAGCCTCTATCGCAGGATTCGTTAATGGCAGGGCGCACAGGCGTTCGGGCTACTCTTTATACTTTCTTAACAGCCCCACCGATAACAGGACTCAATCAAGTATTGACTTCGTTTCCTAAGCGAATAAACTTTCAAGTAGGTTCAACGGCAGGGCAGTTATCACGCGCTGCCTGTGTAATCTTTATTCAGTCTGAAACAGAATCTCGCTTGGCTATTGGTGGCGCGACAAGCGGTTGGAAGCGCGTAGATTATTCTGTTGTGTTACAGGTCTATCAACACTCCCTTCAGCGAAATGCCGAAGACGCGATGATAGACTTTGATACACTAATAGATAACATTAAGACGCGACTGCGCTCTAACCATAACTTCGGTGATACAACTGGGGTATTAGTATGGCAGGGTGCTGAGCCAATGATAGATACCTTCTACGGCGAACCATCAACGCTCGCCGAGGGGGCAACAGAAACATTCGCTGAACTTCAATTTGATGTTACCGAAATGATTCAAGCATAGGAGATGAAATGAAATACAAATATACAGGAACAGACTCACGCGTCATTCCTTCGCTTGGAATTGTCGTTAATTCAGGCGATGAGTTTGATGGTCCAGAAGGACTTCACATTCATGACGTTGAGTTAGCAAGTGGTAAAATCTTTTCCAAACCATCAACAGCGTCAGCGTCTGCTGACTTAACAGCAGGAGAGTGAACAAATGGCCGTACAAAATTCCGTTCGTTCCTATGTGGGTATCGCTAAAGAAGTCACAAAGGGAACACCAGTAGCAGCAACAGATTATTTATTATTATCCAAAGACGCCTTCAAGCCAGTAGATGTGATTGACCCACTCTACGATAAAGGCTTACGCGGTGCTATGGTTGAAAACTACAACTACATTCCTGGACGTACTCGCTCTACTGTTGATTATGGTGGCGCAGTATTCGCCGATGGAATTGGTTATGGACTAACTGGCATTATGGGTGCTTGCGCTACTGTAGGCGCCTCAGCCCCATTTACACATACAATCTCATTGAAGAACAGCCTCGCTGCTTCAACAGATGTTCAGCCACTTTCATATACAATTACTGATTTCTATGCGGCTGGTGTTCGCTATTATCCAGCGCAGCAAATCACAGACTTCTCATTGAAGTTCAACGCTGATGGTATGTTGGAATATGACATGAAGTCTATGGGCTTCGCTTCTTCTACAACTACAGCACCAACTCCAACTTTCAGCACACTACTTCCTACTCCAGTATGGCAGGGAACTGTATCTATTGGTGGAACTGCTATCACTAATGCTATGGAAGGAACGATTTCAATGAAGCGTTCTTCTGAAGCAATTTATGGTATCTCTCAAACACAGAACCCATTCTCAGTATTCGTTGGTGCGCTAGAAGTTACTGGCAATATCAAGTTCGTTATGGAAGCAGACACAGAACTTACACGCTACCTAACAAACACTCAGCCAGCGATTGTCCTTGACTGGGCTTACGGCGCAGGTGCGGCAGCAGTACAGATTCAAGCAACTATCTCTGATGGTGCTTATACAGCAGCAGCAATCGAACGCTCAGACGATTATGTAACAATCACAATAGACCTAAATGCTATTGGTAATTCAACAGACGCAGGTGCTTCTGGTGGATTCTCCCCAATTAAATGGGTCTTAAAGAACGCAAAGGCTTCTGGTACTTATATCTAAGTAACAGAACAAAAGTGCTAGGGAGTTGGTTGAGCAGTCGCCTTCCCTGTTCCCACTCCCTAGCACCCTCTTTAGATATACTGTGAAGGCAAACTAACAATCGGAAGGAAACAAAATGGCAAGTAAGACAGTTAAGTTACCTAGTGGCGCAGAGGTAGTCCTCAAAGACCCCAAGACACTACGCGTTCGTGACCGCAAGAAGGTATTCGAGCAAGCAAGTAATGCTAAAGAAGGAATAATGCAGGCTCTTTCTTTGAGCGATGGCTTGCTTGCTATTCTCATTGAATCATGGACACTTGATTTCATTATCCCTTCTGTCCGTATTGAGTCTATCGACGAAATGGAAATGGCTGATTACGACTACTTGACAGAACAAACTAAAGACGCTCAAAAGGTTCTGTTCCCTTCATTAAGTCAAACTGATGAATCAGAAAAGAATCCTGAAAGCCCTTTCGAAAACTCCAAAGATTAAGGTGGCTACTTGAAGGTGGCGAACGCCACGAAGCCTTCACTTATCCAGACGAAGAATGGTTTTACTTTACTTGCGCGAAGGAGTTCGGTTGGACTCCTGCGCAGGTAGATGAGCAACCTGCTTATTTGATGGATTGGTTAATTTCTATTTCGGGATTAGTGAAACAGGTAGAAAGTGATAACATCAAATCTTAAACAAGTACGTCAAGCCTTAGAGAAGGCTGGACAAGGACTTGACGACAGCGCGCGTAATTGTCGTGATGAAATGATGAACACTTTGATTCAGTTATCTAAAGAAGAAATCGTAGGAAGACGACCTAAAGGACAGAAGGCTACATCGGGGCAGCCACCTATGAACAGAACAGGTAATTTGCGCCGTTCTATTCGTGGCGAGAAGTATAAAATTGGATTTGGTAAGTACGAAGCGATAGTTGGACCTACAATTATCTATGGTCGTAGAGTAGAATTGGGTGGTGGAAACTGGCCAAGCGGCACACGCTTCCCTTACATGGCACCTGCTTACGCTAAGTTCCGTGTAATCGCACCTACAATTATCAGAAAACATTTAGCGATTGGTGGTAGATAATGGCGGGATTTTTACCACCAGCCATATTTGAAATCAAGGCTGTCGCTGATGACGCTATCGCAAAGTTCAAAGATGTTAATAATGAACTCGAAAAGATGGACAAGAAATCCCAAGACGCTGGCGGTTCCGTATCAAAATTAGATGGTGCTAGTCGTATTGCTACGGCAGGTTTACTTGCTATGGGTGCTGCTTTCGTGGGCTTCGCTGCTGTAGGTATAAAGGAAGCAAACGAGTCTGAACAAGCATTGAACAAACTCGGTGTCACTATGGCGAACGTTGGAGTTAATACTGACGCGAACCGAGCAAAGGTAGAGAAACTCACCGACTCTTACGAAGGGTTAGGCTTCGGCAACGAGGAAGCGGCTGCTGGCTTTGACATCTTATTGAGAGCAACTGGCAGTCTAACTGCTTCGCAAGATTTACTTGCTCTCTCAGCAGACTTCGCGCGTACAAAGAATATGAGTTTAGCAGACGCTTCAAGAATCATGGCTAAAGCAGGACAAGGCTCAGCCAAAGCATTTAAGGAAATGGGTATATCGTTAGATACAACTATTCCTAAATCTGAAGCAGTCGCAAAAGCGATGGACGAATTAAAGGTAAAAATTGGCGGTCAGGCTGTCGCTTATACTGAAACTTTCCAAGGAAAGTTAGCAGTTCTGAAAGAGGAAATTGGTTCGGTTGCTGAAAAACTAGGCGCGACAATTATTCCAATGCTAAAGAACTTAGTAACTGGCGTCAAAAATGCTATTACGTTTATCGGTAAACATAAGACAGCATTCACTATTCTGGCTGGTGCGATAGTAACTGTTATGGTCGCGCTCGCTTCCTATAACGCAGCGGTAAAAGTGTCTATGGCATTGACTAAAGCGTGGACAGTCATAACAACGATTCAAAAAACAGTAACGGCTTTGATGACAGGGCAACAATTAGCACTCAATGGTGCTATGGCATTGAATCCTATCGGCTTGGTTGTTGCTGCTGTCGTATTACTTATCGGTGCTTTCGTTTTGCTGTGGAACAAGTGTGAGCCTTTCCGCAAGATAATGATTGATATTGGCAAGGTTGGATTGAAAGCATTAGGCGGTCTTATTTCAATCGTTGGACTTCTTGCTACTGGTTTACTTAAAATCGTTCTTGGACCAATGAAGTTACTATTGAAGGGTTTATCCTTACTTGGCGTTGATGCTGCTGGTACAGCACTCAAAGGAATTGAGAAAGCGACTGATGGCGTAGGCAAGTTCTTTGATGGCGCAGCAAAGAAAGTTAATGAACTTGCTGGTGGATTAGATAAGTTCAACAAGCCAATTAAACTTACTTTCGGCGCGATTAAAATACCTGATATCCCAAACGTTGAAGGCGGTGACGACGGTGGCGGTACTTCAGGACTTTCAAAGGCTGACGCGAAGAAAGCCGCTGACGCTAAGAAAAAAGATAACGAAGGTTACATGAAAATTGTTGCTGACTTAACCAAAAAAGTTGGCGCAGCAAAAGAAAAGTTTAACGAAACAATGGAAAGTCTTGAAAAAGACCATGCCAAAAATATCATATCAATTAACGCTAACGCTACTGCTGAGATTGCCTCTCTCACTAAAAGTCATGAAGCGAAAATTGCTAAACTCAATAAAGACGCACATGAAAAACGAGGCAAGTTAGCGGCTGACGCTGCCAAGAAGATACTTAAATTAGAAACAGATGCTAAGAATAAAATTGTTGAACTTGAATCTGCGTCTAAAGAAAAGGTTCTAGCAATACAAGAAGATTTCAATAACAAGATGGCTGACCTTAATAAGAAGAAGTCAGAAGATTTAGCCAAACTTGAACTTGATAATCAAAAGAAAATTGAAAGCATTACTAAACAGGGTGCTGCCAATCTAGCCTCTATCGTCAAGCAGTCTGTTGATCGTTTACGCGACGCTTATGCTAAGGGAACTGAGTTCAAGTTAGGTGATGTATTCAAGGGCTTGAAAGAAAGCGGTTCTCAAAGCGCAGATGGATTGCTAGCCTCTATGAAGGCAAAATTATCTGCTGCTAAAAATCTTGCTGAAAATGCTGCGTTTCTTCAGGCTAACGGATTCTCTCAAACATTTATTGAAGAAGTGGTGGCTGCTGGTCCAGATGTAGGTAATCAGTTAGCGGAGTCCATACTTAATGCTTCACCTCAAACTATTAGTGAATTACGCTCCTTGTATAATGAGATTGAAACACAATCCTCGACTGGGCTAGACGCGCTTGCTAATTCAATGAGTACGGGCGCACGTCTAGCAACAAGCGAATTGACTAAGGCTTACGCTGATTCACAGAAAGATACTGCTGACGCGCTGGCAGCACAGGCACAAGATTATGTAAACTCACAGGCGGAAATCTCTAAGGTCTTTAGCGAAACTATGGGTCAGGCTGAAAAAGACAGAGATACCGCGATAGCGCAAGCGCATAAAGACTTAGCGGATTCTATAACTGCTGTCAATAAACAATTACAAGAATCTATTGCTTCAATCAACGCTGACTTAGCGGAAGCACTTGCTCAGGTAGATAGCGACTTGGCTGAAGCCATCGCTGAGGAAAACGCGGCATTCGCTGAAGCGTTACTAGAAATACAAACCAACCTTGATACTGCGTTGTCAGACGAAATGATTGCGTTCGCCGAGAAACAAGACGAAGCGCGCGAAGCATTAACAGAAGCGTTAGACGCAATTCAAGCAGAGTTTGAAGAGAAGTTAGGCAAGATAAAAAACGCTACTAAGTCTACAACTACTGCTATAAATGCTATGGTCAAAGCGTTAAATGCTGCTAGGGATTTAGCAGCGAAGCCTATGCCTACTCCACCGATTGTTACCCCGCCAGTTCTAGGTGCTGGTGCTATTAAGACTGGCGCAATTACTAATGACGAATACAATAAAGAAAGCGGTGGCGGTGCTGGTGGTGGCGTTAAAGTAATTGTGAATGCGCCTATAACTAATTACAATACAACTAGCGATACCGAAACAAGCGATACAATAATAAGACTTGCTAAGTTTGGATTGGCGGTAACTTAATGCCTGTTGTAACGAATAGTTATTCTTTCTCATTTGCTGGTATCACGTTTGGTGGAGTCGGTTCACCTTATCAAATACTTAATGTTGATGGGTTAGAAGGCTTACCTCAATTAAGAACACAAGACGACAATCGTGGCTACTCAGATGGTATGTTTTCAGGTCAAGATTTCCTAAGTGGTAGAACTGTTACTATCACATTCAATACTTTCGCTACATCTGGCGGAAACTCGGCGCAAACAAACTTCAATTTAATTCAAGCGAAATTGCTACCTCAGCAATCAGGCACGACTCCGCTTTACTTCATACTCCCACCTTCTGGCGAACAATTCGTAAACGCGCGTGTGCGTGGTTTGAGAACTACTGTTGATCCTAACTACACATACGGCTACATCACTTCACAGGTTGAGTTCTTTTGCCCAGACCCTAGATATTATGACAGCACACAGCAAACTGCCTCTATGGTGGTATCTGACCCTCTAGGGCGTACTTACGATAGAGTTTACAATTTAGAATACGGCAGCGGTTCTTATGCGACTACAACCACAATCTTAAATAATGGCTGGGCTACTACTTATCCAACTGTTACAATAACAGGTCCAATAACCAATCCGATTATTGGAAGCACGACTCAGGGTGCTTATCTACAATTTACTGGTACATATACAAATACAGATAGCCTTGTAATTAATTTACAGGATAAATTGGTTACGCTCAACGGGGCGTCAGCGCGTAATCTGCTATCATCTGGTACATGGTTTTCCGCGCCTAGTGGAACTTCGCAATTCTACTTAACTGGCGCAGCAGGTAGCACTACAATAGGAATTACTACCGCAACTGCGACATGGTATTCGGCTTATATCTAAGGAGATGAAATGGCATTAAGAACACCGCCAAGTTGGTTACAAAATGCTTCGCACCCTGCGGAAAATGACCGATTAAGCACACAAGCAATTATTGCTTCAACAGGAATTATCGGTTCGTCATCTCTTGCCGTAACACAGAACTCTCCTGCTGGTATGTCAGTTCTTATCGCGGCTGGCTGGGCTGGAATTCTTGGTACGACGCAAGCAAACATGGGCGTATATCAGGTTTACAATGATGGAACAGCAACAGCAACTATAACGACTGCTAATCCTTCAAACCCTAGAATTGACCGAGTATGTATAACTGTCAATGACGCTTATTACACAGGCGCTCTTAATAACGTAGCGATTAACGTAGTCGCTGGAACACCTGCTGCTTCACCTGTCGCGCCTACTACTCCTGCTAACTCAATTTCATTAGCAACTATCGCTGTCGGTGCTGGCGTAACTTCTATCCTTACAGCAAACATTACCGATACAAGAGTTGATGTTACGACTAACTTACCTGTCGGTGATATAACAAATGTAACGGCTGGCACAGGACTTAGCGGTGGTGGGTCAAGTGGTTCTGTAACTTTAGCGATTGATACCGCCGTGACTGTTGATTTAACTACATCACAAACACTTACTAACAAAACTTTAACATCGCCAACAATTAATGACCCAAAGTTAAACCTTAGTATCAACGCGAATACATCAACAACTTATACTTTTGTATTAGCAGATAATGGTAAGTTAGTAACATCAAATAACGCCTCAGCGCAAACACTTTCCATTCCAACAAACGCAAGCGTGGCTTATCCTATTGGAACTCAAATAAACGTAGCGTGGATTACTGGCGCAGGGCAGCCAACGATTAACGCAGTTACTTCTGGAACGACAACAGTTTTATCAACAGGCGGAACTTCAACAGCACCTAAACTACGAGTAGTTAATTCTGTTGCTACTTGTATTAAAATTGCGACTGACACATGGTTGGTCACGGGAGACATTTCCTAATGCCAATTTTAGGAGTTATCGCTTCTAGCATAGAAAAAAATCTAGTTGTAGATTATCTTGTTATTGCTGGTGGCGGTGGTGGCGCAGTTTCTAACACTAACGGTCTTGGTCAAGGTGGTTCTGGTGCTGGTGGCTTGCGTTCAACAGTCACCGCAACTGGTGGTGGCGGTTCTTTAGAAACCGCATTAACTTTATTAACCAATACTTCTTTCACAGTAGTTGTTGGCGCAGGTGGTGCTGGTGGAAAAGAAAACTCTACCGCCGATACTGGCGTATCAGGTTCGAATTCTACTTTCAGTACAATCACTAGCACAGGTGGCGGAAAAGGTGGCTCTAATGGTGGCGGTGCTGCTGCTAGTGGTGGTTCAGGTGGCGGTGCGCCAGGTGGCGCTGCTGGACAAAGTCCTGCTGCTGGTACTGCTAACCAAGGATATGCTGGTGGTACTGGTGGCGGTGGTGGTTCTCTTGTTGGCGGTGGTGGTGGTGGTGCTGGCGCAGTTGGCGTAAATGCTGAAACTGGTGGAACAGGTCGCGCTGGCGCAGGTGGCGCAGGTGTTTCAATTTCAACAATCGCAACCGCAACAGGAACAGGCGTTTCAAACTTTTACGCTGGCGGTGGTGGTGGTTCCGCTGGTGGAAGTTCAGGTGTAGGTGTACCTACTGGCGGTGCTGGTGGTTCAGGCGGTGGTGGCGCAGGTCGCGCAGATGCTACCGATGCTGGTTCGGGTACTGCTAATACAGGTAGTGGTGGTGGTGCTGGCGGAAATACAAACCTTGGATTTGGTTATGGTGGCAACGGCGGCTCAGGATTAGTTGTTGCTCGCTATTTATCTGCTACACAAAGAGCAGTTGGCGGAACTGTTGCTTCATCAGGTGGCTATTTTTACCATACATTTTTATCATCGGGCACTTTCTATACAGCAATGGCAACAGCAAAAGCAACTGGCGGTTTGATCAGCCGTGACTCAACTTACATTTATCACACATTTCTTTCATCAGGAACTTTCACTCCAACGCAATCAATAACTGCTGACATTTTAAGAATTGCTGGTGGTGGTGGTGGTGGTGCCAACAATGGTGGTGGTGGTGGTGCTGGCGGTTTACTTTATTCATCAGGGCAATCATTAACTGCTATTGCTTATACTTGTACCGTTGGCGCAGGTGGACCTGGTGGGGTGATAGCAGTCGGTCTGGGAACAAACGGAAATAACTCACAATTTGGTGGGCTGACTGCTTCCGTAGGTGGCGGTGCTGGTAACTCAGGTGGCGCGACAACTGGAGCAACAGGTGGTTCAGGTGGCGGTTCAGGTGGCGCAACTGGCGGTTCAGCAACTTCAGGTCAAGGAAATAATGGCGGAACTGGCGGAAGCAGTCAAGGTGCTGGCGCAGGTGGCGGTGGCGGTGCTGGAGCCGTAGGTGGTAACAATTCAACAACTGTTGGTGGCGCAGGTGGCGTAGGTTCTTCAACTTATTCTTCTTGGGGTCTAGCAACAGGAACAGGTCAATTATCATCTGGAACTTATTATTATGCTGGCGGTGGCGGTGGTGCTGGAAGTAACGCTGGCGGTAGCGCTGGTGGTGCGGCAGGTTTAGGTGGTGGCGGTGCTGGAAATGCGGCAGCAATAAAATTTGGAAAACTTGGAACTGATAACACAGGCGGTGGTGGTGGTGGCGGTGCTGGACTTTCAGGTACAGGTAATTATCCCGGCGGTGCTGGTGGTTCAGGTATAGTTATAGTTCGTTATCTAATCTAAGGAGAAGGCAAATGGAAAAAGTAACGCAATGTTTTAGTTATGAAGTAATAATGTTAGTTCATATTATTGCTGACGATGAAGCAACCGCTGAAGAACAACTTAATGAAAAGGGTGGCATAGTAACTAAAAGAGAAGTAAAATTGCTAAATACTGAAATTCTGTACGGCGAAGACAAGGAAAAAATCTAATGGGTCACTACGCAAAAGTAGAAAACGGTATAGTCACACAAGTAATTGTTGCTGATGGTCCTGACTGGTGCGAGCAAAACTTAGGTGGCGAGTGGATACAAACTTCTTACAATACTATTGGCGGAGTTCATTCAAACGGCAAATTCCCTATTCATAAAAACTACGCAGGAATTGGTTATACGTTTGATGGCATAGGATTTGCCGCACCTAGACCGTTTGAGTCATGGACTCTTGATAAAGATACATACCTATGGGCAGCGCCAACGCCTATGCCAACTGACGGCAAGTTCTATATCTGGAACGAAGAAAGTCTTTCATGGACAGAATTAGAATAATGTTATGCCGACAACATACCGCTACTTGTTCGCCGACCTGCTAACTAACGAGATTCTTGCTGAGTTACCTTTAACTGGCGTTTCTTTCACGACTCAACTGAATCAGGCTGGAACATTCTCAGGTCATTTATTATTAGGCGGTATTGACGCCGTAGAATACAACGCATACAACGCTACAATTCCTGCTAGAACAGCCTTGTATGTTGATAGGAACGGAATACTCCTATGGGGCGGAGTAGTCTGGGGCAGAAGTTATGATAGTAAAAGTCAAAGTTTATCTATTGAAGCCAGAGAGTTTGAATCATACTTTGAAAGAAGAAGAATAACTCAAACTACCGACTTCCAAAACATTGACCAACTCGCTATCGCGCGTAACCTAATTACGCAAGCACAATCAGCACCTTATGGAGATATCGGTGTATTGGTTGGTAGTGAAACTTCAGGCGTTACTATTTCAAGAACTTATTATGATTACGAATACAAAGGCGTATATTCAGCCTTCCAAGATTTATCTCGTGGAGATAATGGATTTGATTTCAACATAGACGTTGCTTATGACGGCTCAGGAAACCCGACCAAAACTTTGGCGTTAGGCTATCCAAGATTAGGTACTGCTTATTCAAGTACTTCAACTACTGTTCCAGTATTTGTATTTCCCGCTGGCAATATCGTTGAATACAATTATCCTGAAGATGGTTCTATTGCTGCTAATACTATTTACGCTCTAGGCGCAGGTTCTAACGAAGGCAAACTAATTGTCACAGGACAAGACGCTACTAAGTTTACAGATGGTTGGGCTTTACTTGAAGAACAATCTAACTACTCAGATGTAACAGACCAGACGTATTTACAAGATTTGGCTGATGGGCAAATTGCTGCTGTTTCATATCCACCTACAATTCTAAAAGTTTCTGTTCCAGCATTTATTGACCCTATTGTGGGAACTTATTTCATTGGAGATGACGCTCGCGTGATGATAACAGATAATTGGTCTGCCATAAATGATGACATTTTCCGTATAGTAGGAATTACAGTTCAGCCCGGAGAGGCAGATTTAGAACGCGTGACCCTCACTCTAACGACAGGAACTTGATATGGGATACATAAATCAACCACCTGACCTAAGAATTATGTTTGCCGACATAGACTCACGCTTGCGTAAATTAGAAACTGCTGTGAGATTCACATTTCCTGCTGTAACATCAGACCCTACGAATTACCGAATTGGTGACGCGTGGTTAAATACAACTACTAATCAAGCAAAGATTGTGGACTCGGCTGGCACAGTTCGCATACTTACTTGGACATAACCCGAAGGGGCGCAAATGACCGCAGTTGATTGGGCAGCATTAGCAGTATCAGTAAGCACACTTATCGGTGCGCTCGCTATTGCTGTTCGCTTCTTAACGAAACAATTCTTGTCTGAATTGAAACCGAATGGCGGTTCAAGTTTGCGTGACGAGGTCAATAGACAAAGCGACGCAATCAAGCGTCTGGAAAACAGATTGGATTCTATATACATCATGCTAATGGACAAAAGATGATAGACGTAACAGCAATCGCTAAATCACAACTTGGTTATCAAGAACATGGCAACAACGACACTATGTACGGAAAGTGGTACGGGTTGAATAATCAACCTTGGTGCGCGATGTTCGTTTCATGGTGCTTCTCTGAAGCAGGGCAATCCCGATTGGTTGCTGCTTCAACTAAGAAAGGTTTCGCGTCATGTGACGCAGGATTGAAATGGTTCGTTAAGCATAATAAGACTGTTCCTATCGGACAGGCTAAAGAAGGCGACATTGTATTCTTTCAATTTGACGCTGACGCTCAACCTGACCATGTAGGTATCGTTGTTAAGAACGATGGAAAGCGTTACTTAACCTGCGTTGAAGGAAATACATCAGGCGATAAAAAAGGAAGTCAAGCAAATGGCGATGGTGTATATCTAAAGAAGCGCGATTATGCTACTGTTATGTCTGTTGCTCGCCCCTAGGGAAGGAAAGAGAAATGGTTAAAGAATCAGTAATGAAATCAGTTATTAAATCCTATGTTCGTGGTGTCCTAATTGCTATTACACCTTTGATTTCTATTCACAACACAGACCCTATGGCTTATCTAGTCGCTATCTTTGCTGGCGTCATTGGACCTGCTTTGCGCGCGATGGACAGTAAAGACCCTGCGTTTGGCATGGTTGCTGATATTGCTGAAGTTGAGATTGATAAACTTGCTAAGGCTTCCGCTAAGAAGAAGCAGACTAAGAGTTAATCATGGGTTTGCTGGAGGCGCTTATCAACGAAGGCAACTTTCCTAAGACTCGCAGGTCATACTGCTCTGTCTGTAATTTACTAGGTAGTTTAGACAATAAAGAACGCGAAGCATTAGAAGCGCGTATGTCTGATAAGCAAGTAAGTCACACAGCATTATCGCTCGTTCTGCGTTCTAATGGATTTGACATTAGTGACGGAACTATCGGGCGACACAGAAGGAAGGTTTGTGGCGGTGTCGCTAAAAAATGATTTAGATAAACTGGCGTTAGAAGCAGACCCAGAAATAAAAGAACTTCGCAAGACGCTTCAGCGCACCCTAAAAGAATTACAGAAAACTAAGCAACGTACAGATGAATTAGTTGAAGCAACAATTCAGGCTTCTTATGACGCGGTAATCGCACTAGGTAAAATACCAGCAGTTCCTGAAGTCATAACTGATAAACGAAAAACGAAACCTGAAGTTGCGTTGTGGCATTTGACAGACTGGCAAGGTGCTAAGAAAACTTCCAGTTATGACAGCGAAGTTATGAAAAAGCGCGTCATGTCTTTCTGCGAGCGCGCTGTTCGTATCACAGACATTCAACGAGCTGACCACCCTGTAAAAGATGTAACAATCATGTTCGGTGGCGATATGGTTGAAGGACTATTCAACTTCCCTAGTCAAGCATTTGAAATTGACGCTACATTATTTGAACAGTATGTCAATGTATCTAGGCTTTGCGTTGATGTAGTGCGATTCGCCCTAGCAAACTATGAGAAAGTAACTGTAGTTGCTGAGTGGGGTAATCACGGACGTATAGGATCAAAGCGCGATAACGTGCCTAGAAGCGATAACTTTGACCGCATGTGCTATGAGTTAGCACGTCAATTATTAGCAGGTGAAAAGCGATTGAATTGGCAGGATTGCCCAGAGGATATTCAGCGCGTTGAAATAGGCGCGTATAAAGCATTACTAATTCACGGTGACGAAGTAGGGCGAAATGGTTTCGCTAGTCCAGGCGCAATAGTTCAACATGCTAATCGCTGGCGTTCGGGTGCTTATCCTTGGGATTTCAGAGATGTTTACATCGGGCATTATCACACTCATGCGGAATGGGCGATGGCGAACGGACAAGGTTCTGTTTATCAAACTGGTTCAACTGAATCAGACAATCGTTATGCTGGCGTAATGTTGGCTGCTAGCGCGACACCTTCACAACGATTACACTTCATTGACCCTGTCAAAGGACGCGTAACTGCGGCGTATAAAGTTTGGTTGGACTAATGGAATTACAAGATGTGCTTGCTGAGGCAAGTTGTTTGATTTCAGGACCACGTCAAGATACCTACGGCGACATTCGCAAGAACTGGGAACGAACAGGAATTATCTGGGCAGCAATTCTAGGGTTAGATGAACCGATAAATGCTTCAACAGTTGGAGTGATGTTTGCTGGGGCAAAGATTTCACGAATGTCAGCCGACCTAACTCACATAGATAATTACGTTGACGCTATCGCTTATCTCGCTGGGTCTGCTGAAATAGCAACCGAGTAATTATTCCGCGTCTTCTTCCTCATCTGTATCCCACTCATAATGAGCGAAATCCCTGATATCGCATTCAGCCTCTTTAGCCTTATCCAATACAGCGTTGAATAATTCAAAAGCACGATTGCTTAAATCAGTCATCTGGTCTGGATAAGATGAATGATGTTCAACTTCAATGTATAACTGGTGTAAACCAATTACTATCTTCGCCTTTGGCGGTGAACTTGGATTCTGGGGCATAAGACAAGAATAGCCCCTGATAAGGCTGACAGCTAAATTGTCCATGAAAACACGATAAAGCACTCTAGGCGCGCCTTGCCTTGCCCCTTGTCATAGGACAGTCTGACCCTGTATACTTAACCTTGTCACACGCGGTTGGGGTATAGCCAAGGCTAGCCGACCAGAGTGAAAAAAGACAAGGTCAGGTTAGCAAATCTGGTGAACGGATTGAATCATTTAAATCCCTAGGGAATTCAATTCGGTGACAGAAATCTAATGCTCACTTAATTACATAGAGGGAGTCAGATAGTCAAGATTGCTTACCGCAATCGCCCGGCAAAATAAATCGACGATTACCACAGATCTAGTGGGTGGATACTAAAGCGCGAAGACGATATCAAGAAGTATGTTTGATATTCGAGCGAGTGAAACTTAAAGTCCTGTCGCAACGAGAATAAAAGTCAAGGGCTATGACGAACTACTTCAAGCAAATAAAAAATTATTGAGAACGAAACATCGTGTCACTAAAAGGCACGATGTCCTGCCGTAATCGCGGTGGCTGACGAGTTCAGATAATTTGAAGGGTAATTCAAATGACAACACAAGATATCAATCGCATGTTCAATTACGACTACACATTGAACACCAGAGAAAAGATTCTGGTTCACATCGCACTACTTGCTTTACAGACTTCTGTTTCTAAAGGTGAAACTGCTTTGCTAGTTTCCACTACTGAAATTGGCGACCTAGCAGATAAGTTCGCAAAATGAATACAACTACAAAAGATATCAAGAAAGACTTCAAATACGCTAGGTCGTTAATGAAGTATGCCAAGACAATGTTAGATGAAACTAACATCACCGATTATTCAGAAGGAAGTGAAATCGGTCAGATAGCAAATGAGTTAGTCGCTTCCGTATCAACACTCACTGCTTATTTAGAAGAAAAGCGTGAGGAAATCCGACTAGCAAATCAAAACGCGTAATGGCGAAACTCCTTCGGGAGTCTTGCGGTGACTACCGCAACTGACGAGCCAATCGTTAGCAACATGAAGGGTAAAATCATGACAACAGAAAATACAGTTACAACCGAAGCACCTACTCCACAGCAAATCGCTGAGGACTTCGTTAAGGAACACTCAATCAATGATGTTGTTGAACACTTGCTTGATGACTACAACACGATAGAGCGTTTGAAGCAGCGACTACAAGAGGAATCAAATGGTCGTGATATTTTGCGGGCTAACCTGCGCGACAAGATGGAAATTGTCGAAGAGTTCCTGAAGTCACATATCGGGGAAGGTGATTCCGCTAGCGTTGATGAGTTAAAGGAGTTAGCGGAAAGCCTTGATATTGAAATGACTAAGGAAGTGGAAATTACTTTCACCGTTGAAGTTACTGCTACCGCGACAGTTCCGCTTGACTTTGACCCTAATAAGTTTGATGACTCAGACTTTGATGTGAGGGTTGAATACACAGGTGACTTCACTGATGTTGATTGTGAAGACATTGACTGGAACCTTGAAGGCTTTGAAGCAGACGAGAAGTAAGGGAGATAAATCATGTCAGATAAACTGCTGAAAACTGGCGTTGTCTATGACGCTAATAATCTAACTATCACGTTAGACCGTTCTAAATCACGATACTGGCTACTGGAGTGGTGGTTTGATGGTAAGAAATCAAAGCGTCACACCAGAGCCTATGAAGAATACGTGAACGCCATCGTTCATGTAGATGAACTAATCGAAACTCACACGAAGGGTAGAAAAGCATGATTCAAACATATACATGTCCAAAGTGTAAAAGAACTTACAACGACCCAGATAATACATTGAGTTATTTCCATTCCTGTTCAAGAAAACGAAAGAAGAAGGGTGAATCAAAATGATGTGGTACACAGAAATAGTGCTTGATAATTGCGCCAAGTGCGATAAGAAATCAGTTCCAGTCAAAGATGGTCTTTGTCTAACTTGTAGAAAAGAAGGGTAAATCAAAATGAAAGACTATACATACATAGCAATTCAGCAGGGCGGTTACTTCAGCGAAGGTTGTATCAGGGCTGGCTTCATAAAAGCAGGTGATTCGTGTGTGATTGAGTTTCGTCAATTCACGAAGTTCATGAACGAGGGAGAAATTACAAGACCCTTATTCATCTCATCTGATTATGGAGTGTGTATCAGAACCGCTCAGCAGTTAAATCAGTCGGCGTTTGAAATACAGAACGGAGTGTCGGCATGAAAGACTCACTTCACTATTTAGTTCGTTGTGAAGTTTGTGACTGGGAAAGCCGTAAATCAATTCGTTTGACTGACGCTCAAAGAATCAGAGATGGACACAGAATGTCTAACGCTAACTGTGAGGGCGGCAGGTTATACGAGTTACTGGTTGAAGATAATGAAGTTCACCTTATACCGATGGGGAGTCAAAATGTTTGAATCAGAAATCAAAGTAGGCGTTCGTGTTATTGACCCAACGCTTAAAGTAACCTACACATGGGTTAAAGGTCATAACTCCGTGTGTTCAATGTGCGGTTTTCCTAGTCCATTATTCTTAATGGAAGATGAAGCAATCGTAAATAATTTCGGTGACATGTATCGCGGTAAATACTGTCAGGACTGCGCTGGAATAAAAGACCTTCAAGTTATCGTCAAGAGTTCATCTGATTGCGAAAACTGCGGTGAGAAAGCAACAGTTTACGCGATGGATACTTGCGCTGGGGGTTGGGGTGGTCGTTATTGTAATTCCCATATCCCGAAAGGCTTCTTCGTTTCAGACAGACTGTGAGAACGAAACTGCCTTCGGGCAGTCGCGAAGTAATCGCTTCGCCTGATGAGTTCATCAGAAAACGAAAGGGTATAAAATGGCTGATAACATCGAAAAGTTCGATGATGGTTCGGCTGCGTTCGTTTCCGCAAGGGAAGTGGCGTGGCACAAACTCGGTACAGTTACCGAGGGTTCTTTAACTGCTCAGGACGCGCTAGAAATTGCGCAGTTAAACTGGAAAGTGAAAGTCAGCGAGAATCATATTCAGACCGAGGTTGATGGTCAGACTATCTCGCTTCCTAACAAGTTCCTCACATACCGCAATCACCCGAAAAAGGGTTTAGCGGCATTAGGCGTGGTTGGCAATCGCTATACACCTATTGACAATTCAGAGGCGTTTGATTTCTTGAACGTCTTAGCAGATGAATCAGGTGCGGTATTTGAAACTGCTGGTTCGCTTGGAAATGGTCAGCGTGTCTTTATGACAATGAAGTTCCCCGATTCAATGACACTCGGTGGCGTTGATGTTGTTGATAATTACATTATGGCTGTCAATAGTCACGATGGTTCGTCAGCCTTCGTGGTTGCCGTTACTCCAATTCGCGCAGTATGTACCAATACTGTTCGGTTGGCATTAACTCAAGCGAAGTCAAAGATATCGCTGAAGCACACTTCAGGCGCGACTGCCAAAGTTCAGCAAGCGCGTGAAACTCTGGGTATCGTGTGGAAGTATCAAGAGGCGTTTCAACTTGAAGTTGAATCACTACTGTCACAGAAGTTCACCGACAACGACTACAAGAAGTTCGTTGAAGTGCTTATTCCAACTCCACGAAATAAAGACGCTACTCAACGCCAGTTGAACTCTGTGGAAAATAAGCGCGGTGAACTTATGTCACTCTGGGCATCACCTACGCAACAGATTGTTGCTAATACGAAGTGGGCAGCATACAACGCTGCCGTTGAGTGGGCTGACTGGATTAAGTCTGTTCGTGGTTCTGATGACAAAGAGGAACTTCGTTCAGAACGTCTGCTACTCGGTGGGGCTGAGAAGTTCAAAGCGAAGGCTCAGTTACTTCTGTCTAAATAATCAACAGGATTGTGCGCCTCTTAGACCGATTCATTTCCCGATAAGGGTAAAGGGTTAAGCCCTAAAGTGAAAACGGCTCTAAGGGGCGCACAGCCCCTAAATCCACGCCTACTTAACGGCTCGGCGCGCCTGATTATTGACACAGGGTTAAACTGTAAAATGACATCGTGGACGAAGGCTCCACGAGTTACACAATCGAAAGGCAAATAATGAAAGTACGTGCGTATGTAACACTAGAAGTCGCTACTCCAAAGTCTGCGCTTGATAAGAAGTCAAAGGCTGAAGAAAAACTCGCTATCGAAAATCGCGTAATTGACACGATTGAAGTTGCGTTAAGCGACCTGAAGGCAAGCGGAGTCGTTGTCCGTTTCCTTAGAGAACCAAAGACAAAGTAAAACTAACGAAGGGTAATGATTATGTTATACATGATTGGCAGTTTCGTGATTAGCGGTTTGATTGGCACAGTCATAGCACTACGCCTGATGGCATTAGAGGCTATGGAACAACCAAGCAGTTTAACTGTACGCGGAAAAGTGGTACTCGGTTTATCTATCGGTATCGGGGTTGGTCTGTTCGTAGTCCTGTTCAATGGCATGTGGTGGGATTGCGATTTGACGCAACCTGATTCTGCTTGCCGATTGTATTGGGGGTACTAAAAATTCAAACCTTTATGCCTAGTCAAGATTACACGACTACCGCTTCTCAATTAGATAACAAGCGATTGGGAAAGCAACGCGTTGAAGCCTATCAAATAATTCGCGCACTTACTGGCGAGTCAAAAGGTTGGATTCATCACCCTGCTACAAAGATGTGGCAAGGTTATGAATATGAGTTAGCGTTATACGGCTTAACTGTATCTATTGAATTCTACGAAAGAGGATTCAATGGTTTCAATATGGTTGAAAAGTTTAACGACTATTTAATCAAGTTCAATAAACGTAATACTGAAGCGAGTCCTTGGTTCGTTAATGATGAACTATTTCGCTTCACGCATAAATCAAACCTATTACGGAAAGACCCCGAACACTACGGGCAATTCTTTTCCGTTCCAACTAACGTTCCTTACATCTGGCCATTAGAAAGTGGTTGGTCATTTCGTTTAGGAACTTTCAAGAAAGGAGATAACTTGATGGTACTAAAAGGTCACAACGTATATTTGACTTCCAAACAGGTAGCCGAATTACTTGGCGTTTCACCTAAGACAATTAGTGCTTACAAGGTTCGTGGTCAAATGCCCGCGCCTGATAAAGAATATGGGCGCACTCCGCTTTGGCTATACGACACTATCGAAAAATGGAGAGGCGAAATACGCACTCCAGTTATACCGAACTAAATAAGGGGGAAGGCAAATGAGCGAAACGTTAAATGAAACGCTACGCAAGTTAGAACAAGCAGCACAAGCAGTCTTAGACAAGGTGCTTGATGAAATCGAAAACGGAACAATCAACGAAGGGGAAACTGATGAAAACGATTCACGTCATTAAAGCCGTAGTCCGTATGTCAGACGACCTTGACGACGTCAATGATTTGGAAATGCGTTCATTGGTAAAAATACAACTTGAACGTGGAAACGTTCTTGAAGTTTTAGAAACTGAGTGGCAAGGCGTCATTCGGACAGAAAAAAATGGACTATCACTAGAAGGGGAAAGCAAATGAGTACGTTAGCAATCACAGGAGATCAGTCCTACTGGTCACCGCAACAGATAGCAGCACTAAAGCAGTTAGGACTAGCACAAGCCGAGCCAGCAGACCTTGGTTTCTTTTTCCACCAAGCCCAGCGAACAGGACTAGACCCTTTCGCTCGGCAGATTTACATGATAAATCGTGGTGGGAAGTACGGAATACAAACCAGTATTGACGGCATGAGAATCATCGCTCAACGCTCAGGAGAATATGCTGGTCAAGCAGGTCCTTACTGGTGCGGAGATGATGGCGTGTGGAAAGATGTTTGGTTATCCAATACACCGCCTACTGCTGCGAAGGTTGGTGTATATCGTTCTGGATTCGCTGAAGCATTGTGGGCAGTCGCGCGCTTTGATTCTTACGCAGTTCCGAACAATCCAATCTGGAAAAAGATGCCAGACGTTATGCTTGCTAAATGCGCTGAGTCGTTAGCGATTCGCAAAGCGTTTCCAAATGACTTATCGGGTATTTATACAGATGAGGAAATGGGTCAAGCGGAAGTTGTAGTTCAGGAAGTAAAACTGAAGCCAGCGAAGGTTGATTTACAGATTGTTCCAAGCCAGCCTGATATCCAAGAAGGTGACGAGATTGACTGGCAAGGAATACTGTCACATGTAGTAAGCCTGACAGATAAGGAACAAGTCAAGCAGGTATGGCAGGACAAGAAAGAAATACTTGATGTGAAAGTTCCTAATACTGATTCCACCTTGCGTGAACTGCTAATCAACAAGGTGTCATCATTCAATGTATAAGAGAGTAATCAATCCTTTGGTAGCAGACTTCATGGTCAAGGCTTCAAAGAACTTATTCAATGCTGTTCAAAGTGGCGACCCTGAATTGGCTGAGGCGACTATGGTCAATCTCAGGGCGACACTTGATTCTTATATCCAAGCAATCAGAGAAGGGGAATAGAAATGGAAATAGATATCTGCCATTGGTGCGAACAAGATATTGGGCGCGCTGATTCAAGTAGAGCATGGGTTGAAAGAGGCGGTGGAACTAATTGTGAATTCCACCCTGCTGCCTATGACGCTAAAAGAATAAAGAAACTGAATGAAGATGGCGTACATCAAAATCTTTATGAAGTCCACGACATAGTTGCTAATCATTACTGGGCTACAAAGTTGAAGCCTACGCGAGTGGTCACGGCAAACATTGTTATCACATCATCTCGTTCGCGTGATACTTCTAGACAGGCTGCTGAAAAGTTTCTGCCTCGTTCTGGAACAGTACGCAAGCAAGTCTATGACCTTATCAAGCAAGCAGGTTATAGTGGCATGACTGATTTCGAGTTGGAAGCAATCATGAAAGGCAAACATCAAACAGTATCAGCGAGTAGGCGTTCGTTAGTCGTTGATGGCTGGCTTGTTGATTCTGGAAAGAAAAGAACTAACGCACAAGATAACGATTGTATTGTGTGGATAGAAAAAAGTGCCGCGTTCGTAGAAACGCTGTTCGCATGAACGAAAAGAAAATAGAACGCTGTAAATGCGGTAACTGGATATACATAGGGCAACCCTGCGCTGTGTGTGTAATTATGGAAGGAAAAAAATGATAACTCCAGAGAAAGTTGAAACAAGACTATACGAACTGAGCAAAGAGATTGACGTTGCTCATGAGGAATTAGTCAAAGCGGAACGCGCGTTCCACACTAACAAGGCTGTATTTGAAGTAGCGACAGCAAGAGCGCGACTGACAATCGGTCAAAGCAATATGAAACTCCGTGTCGGTGACGTTGCTGATAGGGCATTAGTTCAATGTGAACAGGAGTGGACAGACTTAATGATTGCTGAGGCTATGGTCAAAGCAGCGAGAGCGAACTCAAATCGTGTTCGCACTCAGGTTGATATCGCGCGTTCAATCGGAACGAGCGTTCGAGCAGCACTAGATATCTAAGAAAAGGAGAAGGGTAATGAACGCAGGTGAGTTAAGAAACATCATCGCTGAAGCCAGCGATAAAGAAAAATACATTTGCTTTCTATGGGAAAAAAGCGAAGCAGACGAAAAATGTATAGAGCAAGAAGCAAAACCACTCACAGATGATGAGTGGGAAGATGTAATCAATCACATGAATAATGATGATGGATTATGGCAATCGTTATACGAAGCGATTGATTACTATGTCAATCGTAAAATTGAACTAAGAGAAAAGGGTAAAGATGTCAGTAGTTCATGAGTTAATCAAAACTGTTACGGCTTCTAGCAAGAAAAGTGCTAGGTCGCAACAAGTTCAAATCGGACCGAGCGAATTAGGCGGTTGCCGAAAACGAATCTGGTTGAAACTTAACGGGCAACAGCGCGTTAATCATGACACGCTTTCGCTCGCAGCAATTATGGGTACAGCAATTCATACTCATTTGTATGAAGTATTCAAGGCACAAGACCCACACGAACTGCGCTTCCTACTTGAACATGAGTTTGAGTTTGAGGGAATCAAGGGTCACGTTGATATGTATGACTCTGAAAATGCTGAAGTCATTGACTGGAAAACCACCAAGAAAAGTGGGCTTACTTATTTTCCATCAAAGGGGCAACGCTGGCAGGTTCAGGTCTATGGATATCTAATGGCAAAGAACGGCTACGAAGTTAAGAACGTAACGCTCGTTGCTATTCCTCGTGACGGAAATGAAAACGACGTCGTGTTTCATACCGAGCCTTACGATGAAGCAATCGCGCTAGAAGCATTAGCAAATCTAGCGGAAATCAAAACCATGACTGAAGCCCCTGCGCCTGAAAAAGATAAATGGTTCTGTAAAGATTATTGCGGATACTACGACCCTACAGGTGAAGTTGGTTGTCCTTCACGCCCAAAAGCAGAAGCGGAAAGCGCAGTTATTGAAGATGAAGAAGCGCGTTCCGCAGCACGAAATTATCTTCAAGTAGTTTCAGAGATTGATGAACTATCAAAAATCAAAGAATCATTGAAGGGAGTCCTAGAAGGCGTGAGCGGTATAACGCCAGAAGGAATTAAAGTAGCGTGGTCGGAAGTGGCAGGTCGTAAAACTCTTGACGCAGACCACGTTGCTTATTTCTTTGAAAAACACGGAGAGGCATTACCAATGAAAATAGGAAATCCGACTAGAAGACTGTCGGTTAAATAGTGGGCTGGGTTAGATTAGATGATAATTACTCAGACCACCCAAAAGTAATCGGACTAAGTGATTCTGCTTTCCGCACTTACATAACTGCGTTGTGTTACGCAAACAGGCAACTTACTGATGGTTATATACCGCAAGCGGTTTATGATCGTTGGGGAGTCAAAGGCGACTCAGTTGAACTGGTAGGTGCTGGATTGTGGGAACTCGCTCTTGAAGGTGGCTGGAACATTCGCAGTTATGATGAATACCAGCCACTCAAAGAGAAGGTTGAGGAAAAAAGAAATCAAGGGCGTGAACGTTTGCGTAAGTTCAGAGAAGGAAAACGAAACGCAAATGAAACGCTAACCCCAACCCAACCCAACCCAACCCAACCCAACCCAAGTAAAGATATAAAAGATAACTACTACCTAGCGGTTATTGATGATGAGGAAAGTCAATTAACACCTGCGCCTCGTGTCAGGACAGCGAAGGAAGCAGTTCTGAGGATTAGCGACAAACTTGACGAGGCTAGGCAGTCAGGCGTTAATGCTTGGAACTTATCTAAACTGGTTGAAACTGAATGGGATACGTTACACAAGAATAATGATATCGGTGGCTGTATAGCCTTGACTGCTTGGTATGTATCTGAATTACAATCAAGGCAACTCACAAGCACCGAGATAGCGAGAATCGGGCAGATGACAAAACGATTCGGCAGGATAGCGTTACTTTCTATTGACGAGGCTGCTTCTAAAGATTTAGACGACCTAGTCAGTTACGCTTTCCGCGTGGCTCAAAGAATGTACGCAGACAAGAAGGCGAATAACTGATGAAGGTATATGGGTACGAAATCCCTGAGGGTACTGAGAGCATGTCTTGTATTTACTCTTGCGGATTTCTACTCGTATGGCTTCAAGGCGAAGGTGCTGGGGCTGGAAATGCGATGTTGGAACATTACATGGAAGACCATAAGCCACCGCTACCTACTTTAGAAGACTGGATATCAAGTGAAGGGGAAAGATAATGAACATAGAAAATCATTGCGGAACGAAACGCTGTCCTTGTACACATACCGAGGGTTGCGATAGAGGTTGGATTTGGTATACTTATGAACACGTTGAACTAAAATCAACGCGTGGTGGCGAACATCTTGAAGTTCGTAAAACCTATGAGGCAGTCAAACCATGCCATATCTGCGACCCAGACCGAGCGGAAATATTCGCTACATCATCAAGCAAAACGGAACTAGACCAGCGACTACAAGCGAGGTCAACACACAACCGTATCAAACACTACGACAATGACGAGGAATCAAAGACTCGAACTCTGTGAGGTGCTTAAATGAGCAATACGAAACAAGGCGTAGGAACCCCTAAGACAAAAGCAAAAGTATGGCGCGTAAGGTTATTCGCTGTCGTTTATTTCGCGGCTCTAATAACCCTTGTAGCCCCTATTACGCCCCTTGTAAATCCACCGCTAGAGCCAGCCCAAGCGCAGGTTATTGAAATGGATTACAAGGCGTACGCAAGTGCGATGGGTAAAGAAGAATACAACTGGGGAACTGAGCAGTTTGAATGCCTAGATTACATCTGGACAAAAGAATCACATTGGAATCCACTAGCGGATAACCCCCATAGTTCCGCTTATGGAATTGCTCAGATGTTGGGCGAAGACTCGCGTAACGGATATGAGCAAGTTCGTAACGGATTGCGGTATATTGAACATCGTTACGGAAATCCCTGTAACGCGAAAGCATTCTGGGATAGGAAAAACTGGTACTGATGAATAAGTTCTTTGTGCGTGGTAAACCTGTACCACAGGGAAGCCTGAAGTTCATTCAGGGTCGCCCGATACATGTGCGCGCACAAGACTTAGCATTATGGCGAGCAGATATCGCACGAAACGCAGAACAAGCAGGTTACAAACGCGTAACTGGTGGCGTTTCAGTCGAACTGATGTTCGTATTTCAACCGCCCAAGACAGTAAAAAGAATCGCGCCTTGGGTGAAGCCTGATTTAGATAAACTGATTCGGGCAGTTTTAGATGGATTAACTGACGTCGCTTATGAAGATGATTGTCAGGTAGTTCAAATCAAAGCAAGCAAATCATACGGGCAAAATGCTGGCGTATGGATAGGGGTAGAATCGTTATGGACACAGTAAAGTTACTTAAAGAAACACTTTCAGATTATCCGCGTATATGGCAATACAACAGAACAATGATTGACAAGTCTGGCAAGACACAGAAGTTTCAATTGGAAAAAGGTTCGCTTGAAAATGTGATTGACTTTCAGGCTTGGGTTATCAAGTCTAGTTATCGCGTATGTGACGCTACTGGAATTGAATTACCTACTCATGTTAGACAAACTGAGGGTGGACCATGCCCTGTCGTTATGTCACGACTTGATTGGTTGATTAAGAATTGGGATAGGCTGGCGTTAAAGAATCGCGCGCTCGCTAAGAGTTTGAATACCGAACTCGTTAGATGGCATGGCAGAATCGGTATCGGGCAATTCCAGACACACACTTATGCCTACCACGCCGAACTCACTTGTAAAAGATGTTCTAATTACACCGTAGTCAGTCGCGTGGATACTTTCATTTGCGTCAATGTCAAGTGTCAAGACCCGATTGGTAAGGAGTGGTTTTCGTGGCGAGCCAGTTGAACCAGTTACGAGAGATAGTTTACGCACGCTGTAAAGGATACTGCGAGAAGTGTGGAAATTCCCTTCCTGAATCGTGGGCTTTACATCATAGGAAGTTGAAGTCACGCGGTGGAAAAGATGAAGTTTCCAATTTCGTAGCGTTACATCATGAGTGTCACAATTTAGGAACTCTCAGCGTTCACTTGAATCCTGAGAAGGCTGAGGAAAAAGGACTCATGGTGGGAAGTTGGCAAAATCCTTGGGAGTGTCCTTTAACGCTTCCAGACGGAACATACGTTATGCTTGACAATGAAGGCAATTACAAATATCTAGAAAGGAAGGCAAACAATGGCTAACGAACCAATGATTACTGTTACAGGAAACTTAGGTGCTGACCCTGAGTTTAAGAAAACTCCCAAAGGAACATCTGTTACATCTTTCAGTATTGCTAATACGCCGCGAAAGCAAACTAATGGTGAATGGGCTGACGGCGAAGTTACATGGTTCCGCGTATTCGTTTGGAACTTTGAGGCTGCTGGAACAGCACTAGCATTAAAGAAAGGCGACAAGGTAATAGTTACAGGTCGCTTCCAAGTTTCAAACTTCACAGATAAAGACGGAAACGAACGCAGGTCATTAGAAATCAATGCTGATGGCGTCGGCGTAGTGCCACGCTTCGCACCTGAACCTATCGCTAAGGTTGATACTCGTTCAGATGAAGAGCCTGTTGATTTCCCTTGGTAAGTGAATTCATGTAATGGAAAAGACATGGACATACAGAGAACTTGAACTGCGCGAAACAATCGCGTTAGAAATTGAAGCCATCGTGTTAGATAATTTGAACGCGCTTGGTATGAAAATGAAGGCTATTGAAATTGTGAGGCAATTAAGTGAATGAAGAAAAGATAATTGACTCAGAGGTATCGGCCATGCTTCTGGGCATAAGTACCAACAATCTCCGTCAGTTGGTACACCGCAAACAATTAGTGCCAGTTGGAAGGCAGAAAAGAAGGAGTCAATTCCTACTGGAAGAAGTGCTGGCACTAAAATCACAACGAGGCACAGAGGTAAACGCTAATACCGAAATGCCTTGATGTGTTACTATCTGCCCAGCGAAGGCGACTTGCTCTGATTGCGTTACTACCCTTCCGCATGATGAGCGAGTTGCCTTCGCACCAAAATTGAAAGAGGCAATCATGGAAGCATTATCAGTAGAGATTGATTCACTTAAAGAGTTCCCTAATAATCCACGCATGGGCAACGTCAAAGAGTTAATCGAATCGTTAAAGCACAACGGACAATACAAACCTATCGTTGTTCAAGAATCAACAGGATTTATTCTGGCTGGCAATCACTTATGGAAAGCAGCAAAAGAATTAGGCTGGACTGAAATATCAGCAGTTAAAATTGACGTAGATGATTTACAAGCAAAAAAGATAGTCGCAACCGATAATCGGTTAGCAGACCTTGGCGCTTACAATGAATCAGCGTTGCTTGAACTGCTTGGCGAAATTGATTTACAAGGAACAGGATATGTTCCACAAGACATTGATGATTTACTAGCGATGATTGAAGAAAAGCAAGTTCCAGAATGGAAAGTTGCTGGCGCAGAAGGCGTACATGAAAATGTTGCTATTCGCCCATCACTTGAAGAACGCGCTGATAAATACGCTGAGCGAACCATTCGCTTACTAATGGCTGAATATCCAAATCACCAATACATCTGGATTGTTGAACGCTTGTCAGAATTGCGCGATAAGTATGGTTCCGAAAGTAACGCTGATACAATTTTACAGGTCGTATCAGAAGTCACAGGGATTGAATTTCCAAAATGATTGATTTACCAGTAGTTGAAGTAACGCGCGTACTTGGCAAGAAAGAAGCCAAAGAAGCCAGAGGGTTGCTTGTTCCTGATATAGAAGCGAACATTACTCAGGCTGGTATTTACGTTGATGCTGAAACTAAAGAACCTTTCTTGGTGTATATGCCAATGCCTGAAGGTAGCGTTGCGCCTTTACGCGCAGCAGTTAGAAATATCAAATACAGCAAGGCTGGCGTTACACGTCAGCAATTAGGTATTGAAAATGCTTCACGCACTTTCGGTATGGCTCCGCGCAAACCATTTCAAACGCGCGAAAGTTGCCGACCTACCGCGCTGTCTTATGAGCAGAAAACTGAACATGATGTATTAGTTGAAACAGCAGACATACTTGCTGATTTAATGCGTGAAGTCGCGCCTGAGGTATATGACAAAGATGTTGAAACTACAGGCGAAGTATTACAAGAGTGGCGAATTAGCGAACGCTCGTTATGGACAAGCGGTGTAGTAAATAAAACTTCAACGCTTCCGTATCATTATGATGGCAATAACTTTGATATGTGGAGTGCTATGCCAATCGTTAGACGCGGTACTCGCGGTGGATATCTTCACGTTAAAGACTATGACATAGTCCTAGATTGTAAAGATGGCTGGGTTGTATTCTTTCCGGGATTTAGATTATTACATGGCGTGACTCCAATAGCACACGTATCTAAAGACGCTTATCGTTACACAGTAGTTTATTACTGTTTGCGTGGAATGAAAGATTGCTTCACATACGCAGTTGAACAGGCAGAAGGGGCGAAGCGTAGAACCGCGAGAGAAGTTGGATTGGCTTCAGCGGTAAAGGGCGACATACCTTTCAAGATATTAAAGAAAGTTAAGAAATGACATTAGTTGCTATCACTTCATCGCGCCGACCTGAAAATGTAGAAATGATGAACGCCTCTCTCATGGGGTGGAATCCTGTCTGGTATGTGCCAGCAGATGAAGCAGACGCATACAAAGCACAAGGTGCTAACGTCAGACCAGTTGATGGCGAACGCCCAATGAAATCAATTCAATGTAACGCAGCATTAGATGATGGTTTCGCAAAAGGCGAAGCAGTTGTAACACTAGATGATGATTATTATTCAAGTAAGCGCGTAGTCATAACTCCAGAGGGAAAGAAACGAGCCGTTCGCATTTCGCTTAATACTGCGATAACTGAATTGCTTGAATCTCTTTGGGAGTTCCCTCAGTATCATGAAGCAGGGGCGAGCGCGAGCCTTAATCCTTTCTTTTCTAACATGGGATATCGCCATCACGGAAACGTGAACGGACAGATAATCGCACAGTCACCTTCAATAGTTCGCTATGACCCAGACTTGAAATCTAAGGTGGACTTTGAATACTGCTTGGCTCATCACGCTGAGTTCGGTGGCGTAATTATTCATAGCGAATTGTTATTAGACTTTCACATGTTCGGGCGTTCGGCTACGCTAGATAAGAAATATGCTGGTGGACTTGCTGGATTAAGAACAAACGACACGAACGCTCACTCAATCAGCGTAGTTAAGAAGCGTTACGGTATAGGATTAGAAGATGAGAAAATAGGCGAATCAAGGAAGATAAAAGTTCCTTGGAAAACAATCAAGTGGGTAGGCACTCCATCATGGCAAATGAACTGATATGTATTATTTCTGCGCGCAGACCGAACAGCGTTTCAAAGATGAAACTGTTCGCGCCTCAGGCTCGCTGGTATGTCGCTGAAGGGGAAGCAGAGGCATATCGCGAGGCTGGTGCGTTAGACGTAGTTGAAGTAGGTGGCTTGATTGACGCGCGGAACAGAGCGTTAGAAGATGCTTTCGCCGAAGGTCGCCCATGCGTTCAATTATCAGATGACCTAAAGAAACTACAAGAAGTAACAGATGACTTGAAAACCTTTGACATTACGCTTGAACAGGCAGTTAAGGTAATGGGTCAAATCTGTGATGTGACTGGTGCTAAATTAGCAGGAGTTGCGCCTGTTGCTAATACTTTCTATTACAACCCGAACTCGGCAGTTAAGACTCATCACTTCATAGTCGGTGACATGATTTATGTGAAGCCCTCTAAGCCTCGCTTTGATAATACGTTACAGTTGAAGGAAGATTACGACTTCACTGCTCAGCATATTCAAATGTATGACAGCGTGGCTAGATGTGATTTCATCTTCGCTACCTTCGTTCATAGGACTAACGCAGGGGGCGCAGTCGCTTACAGGACGCCCGAAATCGAGCAACAGGCAATAAGCCGTTTAATGGAAAAGTGGGGAAGCGCAATACGCCTGAACCCTCGGCGCGAAAATGAAATCTTATTCAATGGAAAGAAGATAAAGCGTGGCTAGACCTACAAAACTGACACCAGAAGTAGTAAAGAAGATAGTTCTAGCAATTAACGCAGGTAATTATGCCAAAGTCGCTGCTCAAATGGCAGGTATTGGTGAAACTACTTACTACCGCTGGCTAGAACTGAGCGAGAAACCGAACGCAAAAAAAGAGTATAGGGAATTTCGGGAGTCAATCGAGCGTGCTGAGGCAGAGGCAGAAGTAATTGCTTTAACTCGCGTTAGACAAGCAGCCGATAATGGTGACTGGAAAGCAGCAGGTTGGTTCCTTGAAAGAAAACATGGCGAAAGGTGGGGGCGTAACGATAAGATTCGTCAAGAGATATCTGGCGTTGATGGTGCGCCTATCGTGTTATCGCTAGACGAAGCAAAGAAGGCAGTATTAGCATTCCTAGAAGAAGGCGAATCTAAAGATGAGTTCATCAATTCGGGAGAAGATTCAAGCACTACCTAAAGACAAACGTGCTGACTGGATTAACACACTACCTGAAAATGTAGTGCGTGATTTAGAACGCAAGCCTTGGTGGTATATCGGAAGACCAGAACAGCAAGAGCCTGAAGGTGATTGGCATGTTTGGTTAATTCTTTCAGGTCGCGGTTGGGGAAAGACAAGAACTGGTGGCGAGTGGTTAGCGAAGCAGGTATTAGATAATCCCTATGCGCCAGACGGAACGCCAACTCAATGGGCAATTATCGCGCCTACCTTCGGTGACGCTAAGAACATCTGTGTTGAAGGTCCTTCTGGTTTCTTAAAGGCATTAGACCATAGAGGATTAAAGAACGAAGATGATTACATTTACAATAAGTCCTCTCACAAGATTATCTTTAAGAACGGACAGAAGGTTCATACCTTCGGTGCTGATTCACCTGACGCTGGGCGTGGGCTTAACCTTTCAGGTGCTTGGCTAGATGAGTTAGCAATCTGGCAGTATCCCTATGAAACGTGGACTGAGGGATTAGCACCAGCACTCCGCATTGGAGAGCGACCTAGAGTTGTAGTTACCACTACGCCTAAACCAATCAAACTTCTCCGCGATTGGACTACGCGTAAAGATGGTTCTGTGTATGTAACGAAAGGTTCAACATTTGATAATGCTAAGAACTTATCAGGCACAGCACTAGATGAACTGCGAGCGCGCTATGAGGGAACGCGAACAGGTAGGCAGGAGTTATACGGCGAACTACTTGAAAGTGCTGAGGGTGCGCTGTGGACACGTCAATGGATTGAAGATACAAGAATAACGATAGACCAACTTCCACCTCTTTACAGGATAGTGGTTGCTATTGACCCTGCTGTTACGAGTGGTGAGAATAGTGATGAAACAGGAATAGTTACCTGCGGTGTAGCGACTAACGGACACTTCTATGTATTAGCAGATGATACTTTACGCGCTACTCCAAACGCTTGGGGTCGCGCTGCGGTGGACGCGTATAAGGAATGGAAAGCAGACCGCATAGTTGCTGAAACGAACAATGGTGGCGACATGGTTGTTATGGTTTTACAGCAAGTTGATAGCGCAGTTCCAGTTACTAAAGTTCATGCGACTCGCGGCAAGCGATTAAGAGCTGAGCCGATATCATCTCTTTACGAACAGCAACGCGTTCATCATGTAGGTGCGTTTCCGCAATTAGAAGACCAGATGGTTCTATGGACTCCTGAGTCAAATGATTCGCCTGACAGATTAGACGCGCTAGTATGGGCATTGAGTGAATTAAATACTGGCGGAAGTAGTATGATGGCACTAGCATCTATGTCACTATTATGTCGTTCGTGTGGTATGCCTTCACCTAAGACTGCTACGTCTTGCGTTAAATGCGGAACTCAACTTGAAAGGTCTAACTAATGGGATTGTTTGATAATCTTGCCAAGAGAGTCGCTAACGAAATAATCAAAGCACCTAATTTGCCTGTCGGTGCTGTGTCAATGACTGAAGCGCAAATGCGTCAAGCAGGTAATAACACGACATACGGACAGACAGACGCGCTACCTCGTAATCCTATTACACCTACAGTTCCCTTCAGTCCGGGAATGCCAATTATTCCTGGCGCAATTAATCCTGTCGGCGATAATGGAAGACCAGACCCACGTCGTTATGAATATCAAGTCGCACAAAATATCAACATCACAGAAACAAAATTAGTTCCTTTCAAAACATTACGCGCTGCTGCTGACCAGATTGATATTCTTCGTCGCTGTATTGAAGTAATTAAATCTAAAGTAGTTGGACTTGATTGGGATATCGTTCTAGCGGAAGACGCTTCAGAGAAACTCATAAATGAAATTGGTGGCACACGCGTTCGCGCTATGAACGAAGCGCGTCAAAGATTCACAGAAGATATCACGCGCCTACGTTCCTTCTGGGAACAACCAGATAAAGCGAACGGAATTGTATTCGCTGATTGGTTGAACATAGCATTAGAAGAAGTTCTTGTCATTGACGCATTAGCGATATGGCCACAGAAGGCAGTCAATGGTGATTTATACGGGCTACAAATCTTAGATGGTTCAACAATCAAACCTCTTATAGATGATCGTGGTATGCGACCAATGCCACCATATCCTGCGTTCCAGCAAATTCTTTACGGCTTCCCAAGAAGCGAGTTCACAGCACCAACGGAAATTGAAACAACAGACGGAGAGTTTACAAGTGATGAACTTTCATACCTTATTAAAAATCGCAGAACGACGTCGGTATATGGGTACAGCCCAACAGAGCGCGCTCTCGCTCTTGCTGATATTTATCTCCGCAGACAACAATGGTTACGCGCGGAATACACAGACGGAGTCACACCAGAACTCTTAATGAAGACAGACGCAAACTTTGGAAACAATCCAGACTTGCTTCGCGCTTATGAAAATATCTTTAACGATGAATTAGCAGGACAGACAGAACAACGTAAGCGTGTTCGTTTATTACCTACAGGCATGGAACCAGTTCAGTTTGATGGATATGGCGAACGCTTCAAGGACACACTTGATAACTACTTAGTTCATAGTATCTGTGGACACTACGGCGTATTGCCTAGCGAGATTGGATTCTCTGCTAAAGGTGGCTTAGGACAATCAGGACTACAAGAAGGCGAAGCGATGTCAGGCGAAATGCTTGGTGCTAATCCTACTGTTATCTGGTTATCTAAAATGCTTACTAATCTTTCATACGTTTATCTTGGTATGCCACGCGAACTTGAATTCAAGTTCATGCCAAGCAAACGCGATGACGCTGAGTCAAAAGCAAGGTCACGCGATATTGAATTAAAGAACGGCAGCATTACACTCAACGAATTAAGAAGCGAGTCAGGTCGTTCGTTGATTGAAACTCCTGAAGCCGATATGCCTTTGATTCTCGCAGGTGCTTCTGCTTACTATGTAACACAAGACGGATTAGTTGCGTTTGATTCAACGCGCTCAGGCGACCAAGCACCGATACTTGAAGATGGAACAGTAAGCGATGAGCCTAACGAGCAACCTGAACCAGAAGAAGGAGAAGCACAGAAAGCACAGCAGGAAATCAAACGCTTCCTACGCTGGCTAAAGAAATCTCCTGAACGCAATTTCAATTTCCAAAGTGTACCAGTTGTATATGCTGATGTTCTTAATAAGTTCATTTCAGTCAAGGATTACGACAGCGCACGTTGGTACGCGGAACGCTATCTGTCTTAGGCTCTATAGTGAATCCACTATGGAAGAAGGCAAACAAGGCGAAGGTTCATCTCGCTGCTAAGCGCGCTCAGTTAATCCGTGTTGCTATACGCGAGTCGGTTGATATTGAGAAGGTAGTCAAAGAGTGGCTGAATACAAACTACACTCCTGACATTACTGGACAGCAAGCGAGGGAGTGGGCGCGAACCCACGTTCATGTAAACGGAACAGAATTAAGTAAAGCATTAAGAGTTATCTATTCTGAGTCTTATGTATTAGGACAAGACGTGGGATTAAGTGCGCTCGCTAAAGCGCGTGTCAATAAAGCACCCTCGTCAATGCGTCAATTACAGAATGCCGTTGACATAGATTGGAATAACTGGTCGGCTGGCAATCGTGCTGCTGCCAGATTATTGAAACCGCCTACAGGATTAAGCACCCTGCTAGATTCACGCGGAAGCACTATTCAAGGATTGAACGCTACGACCAAAGAACGCATAGGCACTATCCTCGCTGACATACTAAAGAGGGGCGAAACTCCACAGACAGCAGTATCAGCGATAACAGAAGCATTAGGTAAGCCAAGTCCTGAGCGAGCAAAGTTCTTAGAGAAGTTAGGGTACGACAAGATTGACGCGATGTTGTATGACCCTGAACGCGCACTCACTATCGCGCAAACAGAAATGAGTAGAGCAGTCAGCGTTGCTAACCGCGAGTTATATACCGAAACTGGCGTGGAACTGGTAGAATGGTTGATTGCTGACCCTTGCGATTTATGCCAAGAGAACGCAGACGTATCGCCTATCCGTATTGGTGATACATTTCCAAGTGGAGATACGGAACCACCAGCCCACCCGAACTGCGTCTGTGACTTAGCACCTTACGTTACAGACACAAGGGATATAGGCGAAGAAGCATTATCATTTATACTTGGAGATGAGGAATAACAATGGCATTACAACACATTAACGTAGGCACACAAACTACAGCAACGATATTACACACAGTTAAAACAGGCTTACATCAAAATGTTGCTGTTCAGATTTACAATGGACACTCGGCGGCAATTTATATTGGTGATTCTACAACCACTACATCAGGCGCAACTATTGGTCGCCCTATCGCTGCTTCTGGTTCATTTCAGATATGGCTTAACTCAGGTGACGAAATCTGGGGAATCTCCGCTGCGGCTTCTGCTGCTGGCGCAGTAGTGATTACATACTCGGCTTAAAATGGCTGACGGCTTCGTTCCACCTCAGGGCGTTAGAAATAATGCTAAACGAGGATTAGAGTTAAGAAAGAAACATGGTCGCGGTGGCACAGCAGTAGGAGTTGCTAGAGCGCGCTCATTATCTAACGGACAAGCCCTACCTCTTGACACTATTCGCAGAATGGTTAGTTACTTCGCTAGACACGAAGTTGATAAGAAAGGCGAGGGTTGGGGAGTAGACTCCGCTGGGTATATTGCGTGGTTGCTCTGGGGCGGTGACGCAGGAAAAAGATGGGCTGACGGAATTTCAGAGCGAGAAAAGAAAAAGGACAAATCAATGAATAACGATATGACAAGTGCTTATGCGGAAATCATTAAGCAAGAAAAGCAAGATGATGGAACACTACTTGTGTACGGCAAGGCTACTGACGATTCCGTTGATATTGATTTACAAATCTGCGATGCCGCTTGGTTAAACAAGGCTATGCCTGAGTGGTTCAAAACTGGTGGAAATATCCGCGAACAGCATTCAAATATCGCTGCTGGCGTTGCTAAGGAATTGGATAGCACAGGCGATGGACACTATATCAGCGCACTCGTTGTTGATCCTATCAGCGTTAAGAAAGTTGAAACAGGAGTTCTTAAAGGATTCAGTATTGGCATTCGTGCGCCTCGTGTAGTGCGTGACGAGAAGGCTGCTAACGGCAGAATCATTGACGGACAGATTGTTGAAATCTCATTAGTTGATAGACCTGCCAATCCAAACGCAAAGTTAATGCTTGCTAAATCAGTAGAAGGCGAAACATCTTTAGTTCAGGTAGAAGAACTCACTGAACTGATAGACGAAACTCAAATCGCAAAAGGAGAAAAAATGGAACACGAAGACGACAAAGCGGTTTCTGAGAAGCCGTCTAAAGAAGATATGCTCAAAGAACTTGAAGATTGTAAGAACGCTTACATGGCTGCTAAAGAAGCATGTAAAGAAGCGGGCTTCCTTGATGATGAAGAAAAGGAAGAAGACGAAGAACTCGCAGAAGAAAAGCGCACCTACGGCGAAACAGCCGAAGAAGAATCTGAAGAAGGTTCATCAGGTAGTGGCGCGGAACACGAATTAGAAGAAGCAGAAGGAAAGAAGAAGTCTATTGACACTATCGTTCCTGAGCCTGATGTTGTTGAAGTAGGCGACACAGAAAAAGAAGAAGAAGAAGATGATGAAATTGGCTTTGAACAAAAGACAATAAATGCTATTATTGAAAAAGCCGTAAAGAGTGCTACTGAAAGTGTTCGCAACGAGATTGATATTCTCAAATCAGCAAATGAGGCTGACAAAGGAATCATCAGTAAGTTACAAACTGAATTAGCATCGGCAAATCAGAAAGCAGTAAGCGGTGGTCCAAAGCGTTCTATGATTAAGCAAGAAAATGCGGTAAATGAATTCGCAAATATTGCTCTCGCATATCGCCAGAAGGCTGCCTCAACCAGCGACAAAACATTGGCGCTCGGTTACAAAGAACTCGCTAAGGACTTTGAAGCCAAAGCGAACGCAGTAGCAGAATAACAACTAACCTCTTTACGAAAGGAATAACATGGCTCTAAATGCCCCTCGCGCAACCGATCTGTTCTCAGACGTTGATAGCGCAAAAGCAGCAGCAGAACGTCATGATGAATATCTAGGTGAACTTAATAAGTCACTTGGCAATCCATCATCAGTTCCAGGACAAGCACCTGTACAAGACGCAACTTCTGTTCTAGAAAACCTTGTAACAAACAAGTCACTTACACCTGACGCAGTCGGCGCTCTAAACAACGCACTTGCTTCACAACGTATGGCAATGCAGGAAATCCAGAAGGACATTACGCTTACATCTCCACTCAGCACATCATTCGCTGCGTTCGACTTGGAAGCACCTTCAAAGTTACTGACACCTCGCCCTACTCCACTCCGTAACAAACTCCCTCGCAAGAAGGGCGTTGGTACTTCACACCGCGTCAAGCGCATTACTGGCTACACAGGTACAGGTACAGGCGGCATTGGAAACACATGGCCGGGAATTACAGAATCAACAACTACAGCATTCGGCTCAATCAACTATGAGCGCGGTCCAAAGATTTCTTATGCTGCTGATGATTTAGTTCTGCCTTACAACTCATACTCACTATCAGATAGCGTGTCATTTGACGCTAACTTCTCTGGTATGGGATATCAGGATCTACGTCAGTTATCATCAACTTCAACTCTATACGCAACAATGCTTATGGAAGAACGCATGCTACTTATGGCTCGCGGAACTGCTTCAGGTTATTCTGGCGCACTATCAGCACCTACATTTACTGTTGCTTCACCAGTCGCGTCTGGTTCACAGGTCGCACTAGCAGCAACTAACTACTTCATCAACGTAACTGCTGACGCAGGTATCTCAGGTTCAGGTTTCGGTGAGTCAATCCTTGGAACTGAATCATCAAGCACAGCAGTTGCTTCAGGTGACGTTCTAACAGTTACAGTATCAACTCCTGTTGCTGGCGCACTCGGTTACAACATTTATGTTGGAACTACTACAGGCGCAGCAAACTTGAAGTATCAGGGAACTCTAAAGGGAACTGGTACATTCACAATTCAAGGTGCTACTGCTACTAACCTAACTGGTAACAACGCAGCATTTACTACATCAGGTGCCGCAGCCTCACGCGCTTCAGCAGATACTTCTGCTTACGCAACTGGCTATGACGGAATCCTTCCAACAGTATTGGGTTCTAACTCAGGTTACAACAACTCAATCAACAGCACATTCAGCACATCAAATCCTGGAG